TATATCTTCATGGACGACTGGACGCCTGCAAAGCTGGTCCAGACGAAACTTCGTGAGATGGCATCGGTGCTTGGATACGGAACTTCCGAGATTTATCCGAAGCAGACCGAGATTATCGTTGAGCGCGGCGACATGGGTCAGTGGATCAACATGCCATATCACAATGCAGAGAGTCCGGTAAGGTATGCTTTCGGTATCCAGGGTGCGACCCTTGACATCCACGATTTTCTTTCTCTCGCTGCCGATCGCACGATGTCTGCGGTGACTCTTCGCAAGTGGTCGACCAAGTCAACCGACGAGCTACCAGAAGGTCCACCGTGCTTGAACGTGCTGTGCAAGCAAGGATTCCCCAATGGCACTCGCAACAACGGACTCTTCAATCTCGCTGTGTATGCGATGAAGTCCAATCCCGATGGTTGGGAAAAGGTCGTTGGCGATCTCAACTTGAAGTATATGCAACCACCTCTCGATCCTTCGGAGGTCATGGGCGTGATCAAGTCGATGAAGAAGAAGGACTACAACTACACGTGCGACCAGAGTCCGATTCAATCTTTCTGTAATGCGAGCAAGTGCCGTGGCTGCAAGTTCGGTGTGGGCACAGGCAGCGGACTACCGTCTCTTGGCACTCTGACCAAGCTCACGACCGTCCCTCCAACGTGGTTCATCGACATCGAGGGTGGTGGACGACTAGAGCTTACGACAGAGCAACTGCAGAACCCCAGGTTATTTCAGCTTGTTTGCATGGACACCATGAATGTCATGCCTGCATGCCCCCCGCCCAAGGACTGGATCATCATGGTCCAGAAGCTCATGGAGAACGTGAGCATCGTGGAGGTCACGGATGACATGTCTCCTGTCGGTCAGTTCATGGAAGCTTTGGAGCGTTTCTGCACTGGCCGTGCGCAAGCGCGAGACCAATCAGAACTCCTACTAGGAAAACCCTGGACTGACAAGGAGTTCCATTACTTCCGAATCTCAGACCTTGTGACGTTCCTCGATAGAACTCGCTTCAAGTATGATTCGTTGCGATGGCTTACTAAAGTGTTGCGCGACAAAGGTGCGAAGCACAAGTTCTTTAACATCGAGAGCAAGGGCGTGAACTGCTGGCAGATTCCTGAGTTCAAGCATGGTCCTGAGAAGTTCAAATCACCTGAGCAAGTAGCTCCAATCAATCCTTTCGGTGAGCAGTAAACAAACATTCCAGCAGTTTCAAGAAGCTATGAGCGACAAGATTCAAATCATTCTGGGTCCACCAGGGACTGGTAAGACGACGCGGCTGCTTTCCATCGTGGATGGTTGGCTCGCTGAAGGCATCAAGCCCAACGAAATTGGGTTCGTGTCGTTCACTAAGAAGGCGGCCAACGAGGCTGTCACTCGAGCTTGTGAAAAATTCAACCTCACTAAAGAAGATCTTCCGTATTTCCGGACTCTACATTCGTTGGCGTTTCATCATCTTTCTGTGGAACGCGACCAGGTCATGTCAACTCCCATGTGGTTCGCCTTCGCACAACTCATGGGTATTTCCATCAGCTTCAGAACCTCCAGTCTCGATGAGGGTTCTCTCTATGGATTCAATAAGGGAGATCGACTGTTGTTCATCGAGAATCTTGCTCGAGTCAAGTGTCAGCCTCTCGAGGAACTCTGGCACAGCACTTCAATTTACGAGGAGAACATCACACTGCCGGAAGTTCAGCAGGTCAGAGAGACGCTCCGTGAGTTTAAGGCTGTTAACGGGCGGATGGACTACACCGACATGATCCACAAGTTCGTGGAGCAGGGAACTGCACCGAAGATTAAGAAGTTGGTGGTCGATGAAGCCCAGGATCTTGCACGTTGTCAGTGGCAGATGGTTGGCATCCTCGCTAAACAGGCGGAGGAGGTCTACCTCGCTGGTGACGATGACCAAGCAATCTTCCGTTGGGCAGGTGCAGACATTGAGACGTGGATTAATCTGCCTGGTAAGGTAACGATCCTCGAGCAGTCCTACCGAGTGCCATCTCGTATTGCGACTCTCGCCAACGACATTGCGAAACGCTGCTCCCTGAGGCGTAAGAAGATCTGGCATCCTCGTGCTGAGAAGGGTGAGGTCTACTATGTTCCCGGTATCGAGTCTGTGAACATGGACTCTGGGACGTGGCTCCTTCTTGCTCGTAACGCTCACATGCTCACTCGCTATGAGGACTACTGCTCTATGCAGGGTCTCGTGTTCGACAGCCCCAAGAATAAGGAGTCGAAAGCACCTATCTGGGAAGCCATCCAGACATGGAACAAGCTAATCGGAGGAGGAGCTATCTCTGCGTCTGCCGCTCATATGCTCTATGGATTCATGGCAACTGCGGGATCAGTCAAGTATGGTGGTAAGGGTGGACTGCGGACCCTCGCTGAGAAACAACCAGGTAAGCCGATGTTCCTCGCCGACCTCATCAAGGACCACGGTCTGCTATGCACAGACACGTGGGACAAGGCTCTCGACAAGATCACTTTCGAGGACCGTCGCTATTTCCTTGCAGCCATCGACAAAGGCGAGACCCCTGGCAAGGCAGCACGCATCAAGATTTCTACGATTCACGGTGCCAAGGGTGGTGAGGCAGAGAACGTGGTTCTGCTCACTGACATGGCTGTTCGCACCTATCGCGAGTATCAGGACAACCCAGATGATGAGACCAGGGTTTGGTATGTTGGCATCACGCGTGCCAAGCAGAATCTTTACATTGTTACTCCCCAGACCTTGAGACACTATGACCTCTAGGGCATCAATTGCGTAAACGCTAGCCATATAGGATTAAACAGGATCAAATAAGACATATAATCTAATGAATAATATCATCCCGCCCAATCTCCCCGTTGTTCCTAAGATGGCAGGTTACGCCCATCAGGTGGAAGTAACGTCCCTATCGTGCTACTCACCTTATTTTGCACTACTCATGGAAATGGGAACGGGGAAATCGAAGGTATTAATTGATACCATCGCAAATCTCTTCTATGGTAAGCATATTACCGGCGTGGTGATCATGGCTCCGAAGGGTGTCTATCTCAACTGGATCAAGAGCGAGATTCCAGCTCACATGCCAGACTGTATTGACTATTGTGTTGCGCCATGGCGTGCGACCATGAACAAGGACGAGGAAAAGAAGGTGAACCAGATTCTCAAGCACCCAGAACCTGGCGTTCTCGACATCCTCGTGATGAACATCGAAGGTCTGAACACCACACGGGGATTTCAAGCGGTGATTAAGTTCCTTGAGACTCATGAAGCAATGAGCATCATCGATGAATCGACCTGCATCAAGTCCTACAAAGCAGAGCGCAGTAAACGCGCATGGACAGTTGGCAAGCTCTCCAAGTATCGCCGCATTGCTACAGGCACACCCATCACCCAAGACCCCCTGGATCTCTACAGTCAGTTCCAGTTCCTAAAGATGGGTTGCTTGAACTTCACATCGTATAGTGCATTCCGTGCGTTCTATGCTCAGATGGGAGTTCAGATTATGGGCAATCGAACCTTCCCCAAGATCCTTGGATTCAGAAATCTTGAGACTCTCCAGCGGGATCTTCAAGCAATTAGCTATCGTAAGCTTAAGAGTGAGTGTCTTGATCTTCCGCCCAAGGTCTATCAGACTCGCTATATCGACATGTTACCTGAGCAGAAGACCATCTACGAGAAGTTCAAGAAGGAGGCGTTGCTCACGCTCAATGATCAGACGATCACCAGCACATCGGCTCTTACAACCATCATGAAGCTACAGCAGATTGCTTGTGGCTACATCATTGATGACGACGGTAATGAGATTGCTGTTCCCAGTAACCGCATTGACGAACTCGGGGAGATTGTGCAGGACATTGAGGGTAAGGTCATCATTTGGTGTGCATTCCGCCGTAACGTAGAAGACGTTGTAGCATTCCTACGTGAGACCTATGGCGACGAATCTACTGTGCACTACTACGGTAGCACCACAGACAATGAGCGCGCTGAAGCTCTTGAACGGTTCAAGCACGACTCAGAGTGTCGCTACTTTGTTGGCACTGCCGCCACTGGCGGCATGGGTATCACGCTGATCCAGTCCAACACGACCATCTACTTCAGCAACGGCTACAACCTGATGTATCGCCTGCAGTCAGAGGATCGCAATCACCGCATCGGTCAAGAGAAGACCGTGAACGTTATCGACATTGTCTGCAACAATACTGTCGATGAACGTATCGTCAAGATCCTCAGGGCGAAGAAGGACCTTGCGTCGCTGGTGCTTGATAACTGGAAAGACCTGATCTGCGGAGAGACTGGAGATCTTTGATCGCCGGAACGATCTCTTTGTTGATCTGATAGTCGTGCAAGATCGCCAGATTGCTGGAGCTTTGCACGGCATCATAGGTTCTCCACATCACACCAAGACTCACCACCTGAACTATGGCGAATAGTGCGAAGAAGGCTTTCCAGCCCAGTTGAGCTGATCCATGTTTGTCAACGGGTGGCATTACGGTGCGATTTTAGAGGTTTTGATTTCGTTAACTACATTCTCGATAGCTATTTGCTGAGATGGACTCGTCTTGTCCTTGATGAGTGCGAGGACAGAAGTGATAGGTGCAGATGCACCAAGTGTCTTCTTTGCTTCCTCAACAGCGCCAACAATTGCCTTAAGGGTTCCAGATGCTTCATCAGCTGCTTCCTTGGCGTCCTGAGCCAGGGTTCCTTGTTTGTATGAGTGAACAGCAGCCCACACCACTGCAACGATGATACCGATGGCTATGGCTCCAGTAAGCGGCATGAACCACCACTGAGCTGTCACGTAAGCCCAGAGTTGGGCGAACGCTAGACACAGGACTCCGAGTCCTACCAGAATAAAGGCCCAGGGTCTTAGGGCGGAGAGTATTGGCATAGAGAAACCAACATATCCAACAACCAGTGCAAGACCAAGACACCCAAACCCGACTTTACGTAAAGTGCTCACAGTCTCTTGCGCGGCAGCGTTCTTTAGAGACTCATTCTCCTTACGTAAGGTGGAAATGATCTTTGCACTTTCGACACCCTGAGATTTAAGGATAGATTCTCGATTCTTATACGCCTCGATAATCACGTTGAAGTTGGACGCAGGATTCTTTGTGATTTCATTGCGTTGAGCGACAAGCGCAGCGATGATCGCAGGTCCATGCTCACTTGGTGACACTTTCATCCAGGCAGCAACAGATGCTTCAATCCTGTTTGTCCATTCCAGAATTTGTTTATCTTTTCCTTCCTGTGCGTTAATTGTGCTACTGAAGTCGACTTCAGGTAGAGTGATGCTAGCAGGAGCAACAACTTTAGTAGCACAAGCACTTAGAGTGAGTAAGAGCAAGACAAATAAGGCTTTCATAGGCGGAAAGTTAGAGGTCAAAAGCTGCAACCAGATTTGAGGCGGCAGGAGGATCCAGTTCTAGAGCGTCAGACTTGGCACGAATCGCTTTGATCTGATCCCAAATCCCCTGGTAAGTTGCATTCTCAGCCTGTGCTTCCGCTGGCCACCCAACGACCACGGTTCCATAATCACGAACAAGTTCCACAGTGCGAGCAATCATATTCGACTGCTTCCACGATGGTGCGAGGATGAGGATCCGGCGACTTGCTTCGGCTTTGATCTGAGCTGAGGTTGCTAGGGGTATGGGTGGCTCCGCAATATCAGTTTCAACCGCTTCCTCGGAAGGTTCGCCGTTGGCGGAAATGCCGATAATGCGACCGTCTGCCGTGGCGATGCGGTAGGTGCTGCCCTCGTAGCCGATGACGGTGCCGAGGGTGCATTGGTAGGGAACGAAGGGAGCCGGTTGTTCAACGATACTCATGGCTTATTGATTGCCGACACGGTGGCCGGTGATGGTGTGGACGAGGGTGTCGGTGCCGTTGGAAGCGGCCCACAGCTCCACCGTCGCGGGGAAGCGCGTGGTGGGCGTGACATCGTTGAGGCCGGCGGCTGCGGTGATACTGCTGGCGTATTGCGTGCCAGCGCTGGCGTTCCCGAGCGAGACGGTGCGTGAGCTGCCGAGGTTATTAATCACCCACGAGTCGATGCGGTTGCGGTCGGCACTCAGAAACACGGAGCCGCCGAGAAGCTGCTCATTGCCGTTGGTCGCGGTCGATTTCACGATGCGCCAGTCGCGCTTTTGAGTGATGCCTATCATCCCGACAAGTCGGGCGGGGTTACCTCCCACGCGAGTCACATCGTCGATGATTGGAATGGTCTGGACCTGAGGCAGCGAGAGTGCTCCGAAACGGGTCAATACCACGTTATCGATCAGCATCGAGTATGTGCCCGTGCCGTTGATGTCCAAAATCTCAATGGTGCCCGTGCCTGATTCGACCGCAGTAAAGTCGAGCGTGATCGTGCCGTTGGCCGAAATTGCCGTGAGGTAATAGGTCGAGACGTCTTTGAATCGAAGATACGGAGCCGCCCCAGTCACTGAGAGACTGGCGACATCAATGGTGATTCGATACTTAGCGCCGGCAGAGCAATCCACCACAAAGCCGCTGGTGAGCTTGGCACCTCCGTAGGCCGTGCTGTTACTGTTGATGCTCAGGGCCGTTCCACTAAGTCCGACCGTCGGGCCTGCCGTGTTAGCAATCCAGTCCGTCGCGCCTGCACTAAAATCAGAGTTGCGCGTAACGCTCAGGACTTGGTTGAGACAAGTTCCACCCGCTGCAACCCAGACAGGTATCTTTCCCTTCGTGCGCCAGTCATCAGACTCGGCCTGCGTGAGGTGAGCGTTGAGCCACTGGCCGAGCGGGGCTTCACCGGCAGGCCAGTTGTAGCCGGTGAGGTGATAGGTGGAAACGAGGGAAGACGAGAGCCAGTCAGGCGGAGTCCCGGTATTATTGGTCGAAAAGGACGCGCTGATGTTCGCTCCATCCACTCGCACAACGGGGTTGCTCGTCCCGTTCGTGAAAAGGATCTCCAACCACACACGCTTTCCAGAGTAGGTGTTACGGAAATTTGACCACTCGAAACGGCGGATATTGGACGGATAAGAAGCACCGTAAGCGTCAATGTAGAGAACGTTTCCACCGCCACCAATGAGGATGGACAAGCCATTGGTCACGCCACCCGAGACAGCTGACTGAACGGAGACAATCACAGCGTCGGCTCCATAGATTGCGTCAGGAACCAGCACCCATCCGCACCACTCCGCGAACGGTGCACCGGCCAAATTTCCACGCGCACTGGGAATCTGAATCTGCGCACGGTTGCTCGTCGCTCCATCGCTGTAAATGTAGCCCGTGTCGCGCACCCATGAGTTGAAGCGCGCATCCACCTCCTCAGTAACAGGCAGGAAAAGCCCCGTCAACTGTGTCCACGCTCCGCTTGTCCCATTGTAGACCGCGTAATCCCCGATTGCCCACGTCTTCCCCTGCGACGTGCCCGCGCTCGTCACGCGGTAGTAGTCACCGGCCAGCGGGAGGGTGTTCGGCACCGCGTTGCCCGCCACTCCACCTTTAAATGTAGCTGCAATAGTATTTGCAGCTGTAACAGCGGATGCAGCAGCAGCGACCTGAGAAGCAAGAGCAGCGACCTGAGAAGCAAGAGCAGCAGCCGCGGATGCAGCAGCAGCATCAGCTTCATCCTCTGCCAAAGTGACTTGAGCTTGGGCGTCAAGAACAGCCTGCTCAGCGAGAGCTTGCGCAGCTTCAGCAAGGCTCTGCGCGAGTTCAGAAGCAGTGGCAGCGATATCAGATTCGGTGGCAGATTCTGCAGAAGCAATTGCAGAAAGAGCAGCAGCGGCAGCAGACGCAGCGGCCGCTGCAGCAGCGGCAATAGAGGCTGCAGCTCCTGCATCGATGATGCTTTGCTTCGTGATGAAAGTAAGAACGCCATTGACGTCAAACTCCAACATCTTCGAGGCACGCTGAGCGAGAGTCATCTCGGCAATCTCTCCGTTAGTAACGGGAATACGAAGCGAGCGCTTAAGCTTTAGCAACGCAGCCTGAACCAACATCGTAAGACGGTCAAGGGATCGTTCGTGTGACTCGGCAGGAAAGTCATCCTGGCGAACATACTGAACTGGCTGAGTGGCCGTAGGATCGCGGTAGATAGTAACCGTGGTTCCAGTCGCAGGAGCGACAAGGAGAGTGACAGTTCCACCTGAGGGCTCAAGAGCACCAGCTACCGTGTAGTTGGTTGTGATGACTTGAAGGGTATCAACACCAGAGGTCGTAAGAACCACGATCAAATCTGCGCTTGCAATGAACTTCTCAGGAAACGCAAATGCCGTAGCAATGCCATTTCCGGCATACTGGTAGCGAGCAGAGGTGGTTGAGAGGCTCATTTATTTACGACTTCGGAAGGTGTGACGAAGAACCCCTGATTGTTCTTTTCCTCGACTCGACGCTCCATTTGGCGCAACGATCCGGGGTCAGACATCTCTTGTAGGTTCCAGAGAAAAAGATAGTCAAGAACTGGACGAATGTAAAACAAATTAATAAATGGCGTGTTACTTAGGGCCAATTTTCCTGTCTCACGTGATACGTTTTCGCCTTGCTTCAACTTGCTAAGTATATCTGCTGCAACATCTAACTGACCAGCAACAGGACCAACTGCAGTAGCAAGAAAGGATCGGTAGCTACGATCATACTCGCTGAACAAGAAGTCACCGTAGATACCCAATCCTCCGCCACGCTGAAGTGCATCGAGAATCGTCTTTGGAGTAGAAGGGTCTTTTGGTGTCCGTCCACGAATAGTGTCCTTGATTGCTCCTGATACATAACCTCCGAGAGCTGTCATAGCAATCAGCTGCATCATACGGAAGTTACCTTGACGATCATTCTGCAACCAGTTCATCATGGTTTCAGACCCACGCCCATAAATCTCCCTGGACACGACTTTCTTGAATACTGTAATCGGCATCGACTTGAAGAGCATGACAGTTCGAACTGCCTCCCCGAGTGGCGTTCCCGCTTGCGTATTCCAGTGCGCATAAACCTTCTCCTCATTGCCAGGGGTTGGGACTGCTGTGTCGACACGGTCGGCGAAATATGTGCGAAGCTTAGTATCGATGTCATCGCGCATGCGAGCACGATTAGTGGAGCTACTATTTATGTCGCGAGCCTTGAGGAGTTTATCAATTGCGAGATTGTCAACGCTATAGAGAGCATCAGGAGTGAGGTAGTCACGACCATTGACCTCCTTAACACCGTGTTGGCGAACGAAGTCCCAGATGTCTCCCTCGAGACCGTAAAGTTTGAGCGTGTTCGACAATTCCTTGGGCAGCGACCCAAAGTCCATAGATGAGTGCTCAGCGAGGTGAGCTGACATCATCTCTGCGGCAGCTCCCTTGTGGATGTCGTTCCACCAGTTCATGCCGTTAAGGTTGAAGAACTTCTGCTGCATCTTGAAGAGAAGACCGGCCTTATTGTCGTGAGCGCTAAAACGCTGCACTACGTTGCCGATGAAGCCATCGACAGCAGCTCCCATGAGATTAAGCATCTGCTTCTTCTCGCCTTCGGGACGACCTTCAGTCACGAGAGTAAGTTGCTTGGTCAGTGTGTCAAGGGTCCGCATTCCCTGAAAACTCATCTCACTTTGGAAGAAAGCTTTATCAGCGATGGAAGTAATAGTTGCTCCGCCAAGTTTTGACATATTCGTGACTGCACGAACAGATGCCATCATCTTCGCCATGGAAGGTGAACTTGGACGATCATTCTGACCAGTAAGTTCACGGAATGAGGCTTCGATCTTCCAATCATCCAATGAGCCCAGGGCTCGTTGGTCATCAGTCGACTTTGCTGCTTCTTTGCGCAAATCTTTGACGATTCGCTGGAACGTCATGTCGGGATTAGGCCCAAAGTTCTCCATGAGAGCAATGGACTTGGAACGAAGCTGCATTCCACGAAGAACAGACTCTTTCAGATCCTTTACACCAAAGGTCTGGTTGTAGAGGAACGAGGAGTCAGCGTCTCTGAAGTGGAGGACACGCTCTGCGCTAACACGACGAGCAAGTGCACCTGTTCCCTGAAACTCTGAGTTTACGTCAACTTTTCCACTGTGCGCACGGTCATGCACTCCCGTTATGATGCCCTCATGGGCACCACGCAGGAAAGCAATGCGATCGTCAACTCCTTCAAAGGTCTTCTCATCAAGCAGCGGGAGGATGAACTCGGACCATGCTTTGAATGAAGCTTCCTTGGATCCAGCTCCCATGCCAAGACCACCTGCGCGGCGAATGACATCTGCGTCGTGAGTTTGACGAATTACGTAGCCCTCAAGTGGTCGAATGTAAGCACCAGCACGATTCTCACGAGCAATCATCTCGAGGTTGATGTCGTTGATGATCTTCGCGATTGCTTGCGCTTTTGGTGAACCACTTACCCCAGGCTTACCCTGACCGGCCTCGCGATTCAGTTCCCACATCTCCTGAAAAACTTGCTTGTCGAGAGCCCCAGTCTTGAAGTCCTCCATCGTTCCAGTTCGCTCAAGTCCTTCCATGAGTTGACCAACAGACTTGTTGCGAAGAGCAACTTCCTGGTAGTAGACGGAATTACGACCCTCGCTGACGAGCTTGGAACTACCATTCATGAAAGCACGAAGACCTTCGCCAGTCGTACCAAACTTCTTGACGTAGTCCTTGATGCGTCGCTCGGCTTTCACAGTCAAGAAAGCGTTACGTTTCTGAATTGCTGTCAGAAGAACATCCTTCTCAACGATCTTGCGGCCGATGTCGCGAATATGTTCTTCGACATTAGCAAAGTCCTGCTTCTTCGCTCCCTCGACCTGATCCATCATCTGCTGCACCAGGGTTTTGGCTTGTGCTTCAGAGATTGAGTCTCCTGCAGCCTTGACCACTGTGTCGATGCATGTCTGTAGGTTGGACTTGCTCATAGGATTCGGGAAATAATACAGTTGGTTGCAGCTTCTACTGCTTTGGCTCGCTTGGCGGGATCGCCAATGTCTTTGGTGAGCTCATCGACCTGCTCCTTGAAGGCTTTTGCCTCTTCGGGATCCATACCCTTGAGTTCTGCCTCAAGATCAGCTGTTTGGGAGTCAATATGGGTGACATCAGAGTCATCCATAGACCTAGAGGGGATATCCGGGTTGTCACGGGGTGTATTAGACTGAGTGTCTATATCAATTTTTTGACCCCGTTGAATCTCCCTGGCCGCTATTTGGTCGTTGATCTTCTTGTTGAGTAGGTCAAGGCGCGTCTGCTTAGATAGGAAATGACCTTTTGAGTCGCGGAGAGGAATGTCGTTGATGGAAGGCTCTGGTGTAATTCCAGTAGAATTAGGTATTGTGCGCAAAGCTATTTCTCTATCACTTTGTCGTTGAATCAGATTCTTATATAGACCAGCAAGTTCTTGGATGGGAGCAGTTTCGGATATAGTTGCTCCTGATTTCATCAAAACATCCAAATTATTTAGTGTCTCATCCATCTTATTAGATAGTTCCTTTGATGAATACTTTCCACTTGAAGCATCTACAATTTCCTCTTTAGAAACAGAAGTAAGTCTTGAGATTGTTGCGTCAACTTCATCTGAAGTAAGGAGTGGTTGGGTCTCTTCACCAAGTGTCTTAGATTCAGCTGATTTCTCTGGAGTCGTAATAATCGTCGGATCTCGCTGAGAGACCTCCTCAAAATGATCCGTGAACTCATAAACCTTGGCAGGAGCAGAGACTGGACGATCCTGAAGAACATCGTTCATTGCAGACTCGAAGATTGCATTTGACTCCTTAGGTTTCAGAGCCTTGATGCGATCACCAATTGCTCCAAGTCCTGCATGAAGACCAGCGCCAAGAACTGCACCGAATCCTAGATTCATCGCACTATCCTTGAGTCCGTAGTTTGCTTGCTCTTGAAGAGCAGGAAGTAGAACAAACGGTTCAGCGAGGGCAGAGCCAACGAGACCCTCAATTGCACCAGTCGCAAGACGAGCTCGAGTCACACCATACTTGGCAACCATTGCAGCAAATCGAGCCTCTCCAACAACAGGCACAAACATCATTGCGACGTTGACAGGGTCGATGAGTGACGCAGCCATACCGACACCGAATCCAGCAACCTGGCGAAACCCTGTAGTCGCTCCAGACTGAGCGATATATGCGCGATCGTTCTCAGCGATCTTTCTACGAAGCATCAGTGCAGCAGCATCCTCCTTGATAGGTTCATCGAACTTGAGTTGCCCACCAAGCCCATACTTTTCGTTGGCTTCATCAGGCT